CGATGCGACTGCGCGCCTCCAGGCGGGAGAGCGCGCCGGCCGCCAGCAGCGGCCGGCCGAGATCCGCGTTCGCCGCCATCCTGCGAGCCGCTCCACCCATGGCGGCGATCCGCAGCAGCGCTGTCTCGTCCTGGTGCGGGCGCTCGATACTGGGCGACGCAACGAGCACCGAGGCATTGACAGCCACGCCCACTTGCTCTTCCAGCCCGCGCTTTTTTTCAACGGCGCTCATGCTCTGACTCCCAGGTTGAACGGCTTGACTGGATCGGGGATCACGGGGATCGCGGGAGTTGTTTCCAACCGCTTTCCTATTTTTCGCATCTTTATTTCTTTCTTCTTCTTTGCCATTTCTCGCGCGATAGAAAGAAAAGAGGCCCGAGATCCCCGTGATCCCCGTGCTTGTCCCTGCCCGCGCGGGGGCGGGTTTTTTAAAAACCGGCCCGAAGCCGGCAGGGGAAGGGCGCGTTAGCTCGTGTTTTGCATGACTTTTTCCACTTTCCAGAGATCGGTGTGGTTGTGCTGGCCGTCTTTCAGCAGATGCATGCCAGCGACGATTCGGCTCACGTGGCGCCCGATCCAGCCGCTCAGACGCTTCACGTTGAGTTTCTCGCCGCGGTCGGTGGCGATATCGCGGATCACATCCATCAGGGGTGTGGGGTCGATCCCCCTAAGCGCAGCCTCTTCCACCCAGGTGATGGCCTCGCGCGAGGTTTTCGGCTTACCCTCGAACTCCTGCAGCCAAGCGAGCATGAAGCGCAGGTGCAGCCCGCGCTCGGGGTCATCGGTCTCGATCGTGCGCAGTGACTCGCACGGATCTGCGTAGCCCAGCCACACGAGGGGAGCGCGCACCATGTCCGACCAGGACTCGAAGCGCCCCCACGGTTTCACGGGCACCGACTCCCGGCTCGCGAGAAACGCACGCATCACCGTGAGACCCGCCGTCACCAGGCGCGGGCGCAGTCGGAGGAACTGCTCGCGCAGGTCCACCATGAATTCGCGCTCCTCGGGCCGCTCGCATTGCGGATCGAGCCGACACAACAGAGCGCGGGTGCGCAGGTCGCCGGTAATGACGAGCTGGTTGCCCGTGGCGAGAAACAGCGTCGTGGTGAGCACCTTCGCCATCTCGGTGCGGCCCAGCACGCGCTGGCTGAATTGCTCCGAGGTGAGGATCGAGCACAACCAGTCGCCCTGCAGCGGGCGCTCGATGTTGTCGATGAGCACCACGACATCGCCTTCCATGAGCACGGCGAGCGCAGTCTTTTTCGCCTCGTCGTCGTTGTCCGAGTAACTCATCGCCGGTGCCGGCGATCCGGTGCCGAGGATGGCGATGCAATCAGCGATCAGAGTCTTGCCGGCGGCCGGGATGGGCGCCGTGATGGCCCCAAGCGGGGCCGCGGGAAGGCTGCGGCGCACCAGCGCCGTCAGCGCGAGCGAGAGCGCCACCGCACGATCGACGTTCTCGCGAAACGGCATCTGGTCGAACGCTTCGTCGAGATCGTTCAGCGCCGCGGTCGCCTCGCTCTTCGTAGGCCGCTCCGGTACCTCGGGAAACTCGATCCCGCATGGGTCGTACCAGACCTTGAGATCCGGGTCGTACCCGGGCTTCTGGAGAATCGTCCCGTCGGGTCGCAGGGTGGGCGCGGTGATCACGCCCCACAGCTCCGGGAGCTTCCAGTGCCCCGAACGCGCGAGATAGGTGATCGCCACCTTCTCGGGTGCATTGATCGGCCGCCAGTCGTCGGCCTTCGCGTTCCACCGTTCCCAGTACGCCGAGCGGGTGAGCAGCTCCGTGAGATACGGCGGATCGACGGTCTGCAGGCCGAGCGAGCCCGCCGGGCGCTTGTAGTTGCGCACCGAGGGCGCAGCGCGGCGCGTCACGCGCACCAGCAGCTTGTCGCGCTGGTAGATGCGCTCGGTGGCCTCGAGAAGCGCCCGCTCGGCGAGATCGACGATCTCGTGCAGTTGCCCCTCGCGCCACTTGATGACGAGCTTGCCGTGGCGGCGCTCTTCCCCCTGGTCATCGGGAGGAGGGGGATCTTCGGGCGGAGGTTCCTGCGACGCGCTTCCCCCGCTCGACTTCTTCGCGCCGCTTCCCCGCGGTGCCCGCCTCTGCACCTCGACGTTCAGCCGGGACGCAAGCCAGTGCAGCGCGTCGTTGGGCTTGCTACAGTTGCCCCACTCCAGCACCAGGTCGATCGGCGTGCGTTTGCCCTGTTTGGGATCGCCCATGTCGGCCACACCCCAGTCGACGATGCCGTCCTGGTGGATCGACAGGTCCTCCTGGAGATCCCGGCCGAGATCGCGCTGCGGCACGCGATAGCCGTTCTGGGCGCGCTTGGCGCTCGGGAAGAGCGTCGGCACCCACGCGTCGAGGCTCGCGAGCGCCGCCTCGTTCACCCGCGCGAAGTCGTTCGCCGTGCCGGCGCTCTGCTTCGGCGGTGCCGCTTGCCGCTTGCCCTTCGCCTGGTCCACCGTCGCGCGCAGGCGGCTCAGCACCGCCGCGCTGATCGGGTTCACCGTCTCGGGTGAGCCGGGGAAGTGCTTCCCCGTCACCGTGAAATACTGCGCCCCGCAGAACACCTCGAGGCCGATGTCGTTCGACTTGAACGTCGTCGTCTCGCCCTGCACGTAGATGTGCAGGCCCGTCGCCGACGGCGAATACTCCGTAAAACTGTTGCAGGCCGTCACGATCGCCAGAGCGCGCTCCGAGATCTCGCCCGTTTCCGGGTTGATCACGCTGTCGAGATCGATCCCGATCAGGCCGTCGCCCTTGAGGAACGCGAAGCCTACGCCGTCATAGCGAGCGCGACTCATCTGCTCCATGGCATGCTCGAACGTGGTGAGGCGCTGCCGATCGCGCTCATCGCCCTGCGTGCCCACGCGCCGCCCGCCATCCACGTAGTACGGCATCTTCGCCGGCTTCTTCTGCCCGGACTTTTGCTCGAGCTTCCAGCCCAGCCACTGCGAGAGAGTCTTGAGTGCTTCGGGAACCATTAGGCCAGCACCTTCACCCGCGCCGGTTCCGGGACGCGCTGCCCCGGCTCGATCTTGCGGCAGAGCTTCGCCGGTAGGGAAAGCTGCGCGTGATCGCGCCGCAGCGCGCCGACGTACTCGAGGTGCAGCCGGTCGTCCGGCGCGACGGACACTACCTGCGCCGTCTCGCCGGTCGGCGTAATCACCCGATCGCCCCTCCCGAAGTAGCTCACGGCGCCGCCTTCGGCACGTGGAGCTCCAGGCAGCGCGGCCGGAACTCAACAAACGAACGCAGCGCCTCCGGCAGCTTCGAGGTGTCCACCCAGTCGAGCTTCGCCGTCGGCACCGCGAGTAAGCACCAGCAGCCTTTCGGGTACTCGGGCAGCACCGGCTTGCCGTACTGCACCGCGACGATGAGACAGCCGGGATTACGCGCCTCGGCTTCCTCGATCGAGATGCCTGGTTCTTCTTCCATCGCACTGCCCTCCCGGGCTGTCGCTGGCGTTTTACAACGTGTCGCCGATCGTCGAAGCGAAAGGCAAAAAAATTTTCAGGCCACGCTCTTGAGCGACTGCAGCGGAGGCCTGGTGAGGCGCTCGATGCGATCGGCCTGGTGGCAGCTGCTCCTGCCGGTGCAAGAGCGTGGCGAGCTCATCGCGCGGTGCGATCGGCGGCCCCTGCTGATAGCCGAGTTCGCTATCGAACCAGTATTTGGCGGCGTGGAAATTGATCTCGCGCGCCCGGCGCAGCAGGTACAGCACCTGGTCGGGCGAGAGTCGGTCGCGCTTCTCCGCGTTGAGGCAATCGCGCAGCCACTGCGCGGCGGCCTCGTGCTTGGTCTGCAGCTCCGGCCGCAGCTCCAGGCCCGCTCGTTTGAACCCGCCCAACGCGTGCACGACCGCGGTGAGCGCATCGTTCCAATCGGCGAAAAACGGCAGTGCAGCGGATTCGCTCATATGGTCATTCCTGGTGATTCCCTGTTTCAGGGACAGGCAGGGACAGACTTTTGCCGGACAAAAAAAGAGAATGCCGACTGGCATCCGTTTCAGAACCAACAAGAAGGATCGGACCGATGCTCACCATCCCAGCTCCGTGCACCGCACGCCGGCGCCCTTGGCGCTCGCATCACCACGAGACCGAAACGCCCGCCGCGCAGTCATGCCAGCACCTTTGGTACTACTGGGACGAGAGCGAGCGGCAGTGCCTGATCTGTCTCGCGTTCGAGGACCGGACCGCTCACGGCTGGACGCCGCGGCCGGCGTGAAGGGGGCCCGCCCTCTGGGGCACACGGAGGCACTCCGTGGTACGGTTGTCGTTGCGAGCCGATCAACCGTAACCAGGGAGGCCTCCGTGTCCGAGCAAAACGACATCGCGATTTTTCCTGTTGCATCAATGGATGTTCGCACCGTTGCAACAGAAGGACTCATTCTGATTCGCCCTTACTATCTTGTGTCCTCAATGCAACCTCTTCGCGAGTCCATACCAAGCAGACACTATGCGATGACGCCAAAACAGACGCTGGAATTAATCGAATGCCTAAAAACGGCAATTCAGACGCTTGCCAGCGCAGGGTATCAATCACCTGGAGGTCTGCAGCATTGACGCGAAAGGCACTCATAGCGATTTGTCGGGGTTGGCCCGTGGCGCAGGGCTGGCTTCACACGCACGTGCCGCGGCGATAGCGGCCTCTTCGGCGAGGTAGTCTGTGTACAACACGCCCCACAGCAGGCGACATTCGGCGTCCCATTGCTCACGCCAGTCGGCGTTCATGCCGCCTGCCTTTCGAGGCACACGGAGGCGCTCCGTGGTACGGTTGCGATCGCCCGATCTCAACCACCAGGGAGGCCTCCATGTCCGCAGTCGAAACGTCTTTGGAATACCTGATCACGCTCGCTGTCATGCGTCGCGCCCAGGAACTGCGCAATGCATCTCTGCCGAAGGAAGCTTTCAAAGACGGCGCACCACCCCTGCCGCCAGCGCAGGACTGGCTCTCCCAAGCGGTCGAGGAATTGAAAGTCGACCGGCAGGCCGTCATGGCGCTCCTCCTGCACTGAGGCGTCGCACTTCGGCGCGTAGCCACCGCAACTCTTCGAGGATTTCAGCGAGCAGCCCTACAACGGGCTCAGGCTTCGATTCGGCGGGCCGTTCGTCCAGCCGGGGGGCTTCAGAGGTGGATTCAGTCATGGATACTCCTACTTGGCGCTGGAGCTCACGCCGCTCTTGGGGAAGTGGTTTCATGCCGATGTCGCGTCCTCGGCTGGATCACCGGCCGGGTAAAGCGCCGGATCCGTGCGCATCAGGTCGCCGTTTTCCAGGCGAGCCGTGCGCTGTTCGGAGAAGACCTCGACAATGACAGACTGCGTCAAGACGGTCTCGCCAACGCGGCGATACCGAACAACCTGGCCCACATAGGAAGAACTAGACATGGCAACCTCGCAAGGAAATGATTTGGCCGCGGCTATCCGGGAACTGGCGAAGGTTCACGACGCACAGCTTGGCGCGATCGCCAAGGCACTCGGCAGCATCGCGGTTCAGTTGAAATACCTTGGCAATGGCGACGCCGGCACACCCATGGGCGCCATCGAGCACCTGGCGGTGCAGATCAAGGATGGAGCGACCACTCTCGCGGATGCGCTGCGGCGCGTCGATGCAGGGAAATAAGCTCATGCGGCCTTCTCCTCTTCGGCCGCGCACCGGGGCGACAGAAGACGCTCACACGTCACGACTCCGTGCGTTGCGGATTCGACAGGCTTCAGGTAGCGCGACGGGATGAGATAGCTCGGCTCGCGCGCGGCTCGCCGCTTCATCTTCGAGACCATTTCCGGACTTACGCCCAGCTGGCGCGCCAATTGATTGTTGCCCACAAGCTCGACGGCTTCCACAAAGGGATGCTTATGCATTCTGGAATTATCAACCGTCAGTTGATAAACGTCAACCATGAGGTTATGGACCCGGTCAAGGAGCGTCCAGACAATCAACCAATGGTTGAGAAAACGGGAACCTTTGCAGACCGCTTTGAAAGACTACGCGGGGGGATGGCCTATCAAGCGTTGTCTGACGCTATTTACCGAAAGACGGGCATTCGAATCAGCCCCCAGGGAATGCACAAGTGGAGCAAAGGCGGCGCGATCACACCGGAAAATCTTCGGGTGCTATCCGAGTTCTTTGGCGTTCGCGAGGGGTGGCTCCTATTTGGCGAAGGTCCTGAGCAAGCCGAATCATCCTTAAACGAGCTCGTCGGCGCGTTACCCGATGACAGTGCCCAGCAGGTACTCGATTTCATTCGTTATAAAATCGAGCGAGCAGACTCCCTTGTCGCATCTGAGCGTCTATCGCATTATTTGGCAATGATCGATGATATCAAGAAAGACATGGCCGAGAGAAAGAAGGTCGATAACGAGAAGAAGGAGTAGATCAATGAAGACCCGCACCAAAGTGTTTTTATGGGCACCGCTCGTTGCAGCCTTGTTGGCCGACATCATCAGCGGCAAGCCGGAAATCTTCATTCGACTGCTTGTCGTATATGGTGTTGGATGGGTGGTGTGGCGCGGATTTTTGTTTATCTACTCACTCGTTAAACCAGTGCGCGACAAATTGAAACCCTACGTTGACCCGATAAACGAGCAGGGCAACGCGATTCTGCGTCGTTCGGGGTTCGGTGCCGTTGTTGATGTGTCAGACAAGCTCCAGGCCGATCTGGAAGCCGCTGCTGACAAAACCAAAAGCAAACCCTGACTCAGCGTTCTGCGCGACCATCAACCCGCAGTTGACACAGCATCAACTGATGGTTTATAACTGCGGGCGTGAATGCCCGCAGCCACCTTAAAGACAGTATCTACGCCGTCGAGGCCCCGAACCTCTGCGCCACCGGCCGCCGCCCGTCCCGTTCCTACGTCTACGCCCCGCCGCGCCCACTGACGGCGCAGCGCCTCGCGGCCACTTACTGGCTCCGGTGGAAGCTGCGCCAGCTCGCGCGGTGGAAGCGCCGCGATGCCTTCAGCGAATTCGAGTTTGTCCGCCGCTCCATGCGCAGCCTCAAGCAGTTCAGTGCCGAGGCCTCCGGCGCCATCAGTTTCGCGCAGCTGCTCGACCTGATCACCAAAGCCGAGGCCGAGCGCTACGGCGCGCGCCTCAACCGCATCCGCGCCGCGGCGGTCAAGCACCCGCCGAGGAGCGCCCGATGAGCCAACGCCCGGAACGCACCGAAGTGCGCTTCGACCGTCACAACGCAGAGCACATGGAGCTACTGCGGGAGGGCTTTCCCGAACTGTGGCGGGCCCTCACAAAGAAGCACCGGCAGCCAGTGGATCCGCGAATACTGGTAGGCCCCTTTTACGCGCGGAAGATTGAGGGCCTGGTCCCGGCCGCTCGCCCCGTCGATCTCGTACACGAGCCGGGTCGTTATCTCAAGGTGCAGCTTTTCATCCCGTACGAGTTCCCTGATGGCGTCGGCGGCCTCGGCGGACGTGAACCAGAACGCAATCAGCGGCGAGGCGATCGGGCTCAGCGCAAGGTCGCCCGCACACTCCGGAAGAGCCCTGCAAAGGTGCACAAATGATGCGCCCGGATTGTCCCGCACGAACTGCAGAATGCGTTCCTTCAGCGTGCCCATGGCAATTCCCCCCTGAATTGCGCAGCTTACACCCCAGGCACTGACCCGCCATGCACACCCTGGGAGGGGACACCAGCAACCACGGCCCGAGCCGCATCGAGTGGCTCATGCTCGTGCTCATCGCCGCCGCGATCGTCGGTTTGTTCAGTGTACTGGAGCTGTGGACCGAGCGCATTCAGAGCGAACGCGCCGCTCGCCCCGCCACCGTCACCGTCACCTGCCCCAGGCCGGCGCCGCTCGAGCTAGTCGTCGTTGTGATCTCGCACGACCCGAACCACAAGAAATCACCGTGCATCACCGTCACCGGGAGGTTCTATGAAGCGAGCCCTGATCGCGCTCGTGCTGCTCGCGAGCTGCGCGACAAACGAGCCCAAGCAAATCCCTGAGCCGGCCCCGGCGCCGGAACAGGAATCGAGCGTGCGCGCCGACTACCTGGTGCCCGCCTGCAACAGCGCCGCGGCCGTCGGCATGGTGTTCACCGCGGGCCTGGTCGGCTACGTCGTGGGCTCGGGCTTCGTCAATAAGTGGTGCGCGGAGCTCGGGCGATGAGCGAGTTCCTCGCCGACCTGATCGGCATGCTCGCCGGCGCGGTGATTCTCGCCGTGATTTTCGCGGCGGCCTACGTGGCCATCGTGATCGGCGACGAGCAGCGGGCACGTCAGCGAAAGGACGACAGCCAATGAGCGCGCCGCAGTTGGACGACATAGACGCCCTGCGCCAGCGAATAGATGTACAGGCGTTCGAAGCGCGGGTGCGAGCCTCTCTGCAATGAGCAACGTCGTCCTGCACCCGAACCTCACCCATGCCGCGGCGCTCAAGCTATGCCAGCGCTACGACATGGAAGCCACGGAAGACGCGGACGGGTTTTTCCGCCTCGAGCCGCGCGCAGGGCCGCTGAAGCCCGAGCCGCAACAACAACCCACAACGCCCGAGGCCGCGTGAACGCCTCGCTCATCCTCCTGGGAGGGATCTTGTTCAACACGAAGCCGTTATTCGAGCCGCGCTTGTGGACCGAGCGCCACCCCGGTCCGCGCCGCGAGCAGCGCCACACCGACAGCGCGCGCTGCAGCCAATGCAAGGCGGCCAGCACCTGGCGCCCCGAGCACTGCGCCAGCTGCCGCGAGAGGCAGAAGGACTGACGCATGAACAGCAGCCCTCTTTACCCCTCGAGAGGCGAGCCTCCGATGAGCGAACAGCCCGCCCTGCCGCTCGACACCGACGCCCTGCCGATCACGCCCCGCGATGCGTATGAAAGCTGCCCGGGATTGAAGCGCTGCATGACCTATGAACAGGCGATGTCGGTTCCGGCCATCGCAATTTGCCTGAAAGACACCGCCGAGGAGATGGCGAAACGACGCAGGAAGCAGCACTGATGCGACCCGAAGGGAGCGAAAACCATGAAACGAATCTGGCTCGCCTGGAAGTTCTACAGCCGTCTGGACTACAGCTGGCACCTCGCCTGGGCGAAGGCGGGCGGCCGGTGAACGCCACGCCCGAGCGCCGCGTCTTCACCACGGCCGATGCTTGGGCGCTGCATGAAGTGGAGGACGAGCTCGCGCGGGCCCGCGCCAAGCACCCGGGGACCGGCGACACGTTCGTCGCCCTCATGGAAGAAGTGGGCGAGCTCGCGCAAGCGCTGCTGCAGCACAAGTACGAGGGCCAGGCGGCGCACACCGTGCGCGCTGAAGCAATCCAGGTGGCCTGCATGGCGGTGCGCTGTGCGACCGAAGGCGATGAGAGCCTGAAGCTCGTTCGCGACGCTCGCTCATCGCCGCTCTCAGTCGCCACCGATCGCGTGCTTGGCCATGTCGCCCGGCGGCTCGAAGAGATCCGCAACGCCTACCCCGGCAACGCCGGCAACTACCAACGCCTGACGCGCGCGGCCGGGCGCCTGTGCCAGTTGATGGAGGACGTCGCCGAACGCTGCCGACGCGGCGAGCCGCTCGGCCTGGAAGCGCTCGAGGGCAGCGCCGCGCAGCTCGGTGCCCATGCCCTGCGCATTGCCACCGAAGGTGACGCCGCTTTCCCATACAGGCGGGAGGCAGCGTGACGCTCAACATGACGCCCGGCGAGATCGCGCTGCAGGTGCTCATCGTGGGCCTTTCAGTGCCCGGTCTCTACCTTTCGTCGCTCGCCGCGGGCGATCCGCGCCTCACGCTCGGCTACGGCCTGATGCTCGCCTCGCAGCCGCTGTGGATCCTCGCCACGGTTCACGGGCGCCAGCCAGGAATGCTGCTGATCGCGCTGTTCTACAGCGGCTACTGGACGCAGACCTTTCTCAATCATCTGGGGGTGCAATGAACGTCCGCGAAGCCATCGCCCTGGCCGCCCACGTGGCTGAGTCGCGCGCCACGCTCCCGATCCTCGCCTGCGTGCGCGTGGCGAACGGCCACATCATCGCCACCGACACCATGCAGCAGATCGAGATCCCGATCGAGCTGCCGCAGGCGCTCGCCAAGGCTGCCTTCTGCGTACAGGCCGCGCGCCTCACCAAGGTGCTGAAGGCGCTGCCCGAAGACGCCGAGATCGACCTCAAGGTGAGCCACAAGCAACTGATCATCACCTCGGGGCCGACTCGCTTCGAGTTGAACACGCTGCCGCCCGAAGATTTTCCGCTGCTCGGCGCGGAAGAGGACGAGCCGATCGAGATCACGCTCGAGGCAAAAGCAGCGCATGGACCCATGGCACGTCGTACGCTGGTGCACGGACCTGCGCGTGCATCGGCTCATCGTCGAGAACGTTCCGGAATTCTGCGACTGGGGACCGTGCGACGCGCGCACCGGCAAGCCGCTGAAGAAGCGCCGCGGCGAATATTTCCGCGCCTGGGTCCAGGCACTGCGAGCGATCGGCATGCGCGGGGAATGGCGGGTGCTGACGTGCGCGAACTTCGGCGACGCGACCACCCGCGAGCGCTTCTTCTACTACGCGCGCAGCGACGCGAAGGCGCTGCGCTGGCCCGAGCCGACGCACGCCCGAGGCGGCCATGTCGATCTCGTGAGCGCCCGCAAACCCTGGCGCGCGGCGGCCGAGATCATCGATTGGTCGCGGCCGGGATCGAGCATCTTCACGCGTAAGCGCCCGCTCGTGGCGAACACGCTCACGCGGCTGCTGGCCGGGGCGACCCGCAATCACTGGCCGCGGCAGCACATCGAGGCGCTGCAGGCGCTGATCGATGGCCGGCCGCCTCGGCTCCATGTCTCGCGGGACGAGGCCGCAATCATCGCGCTGCAACTCGGCACCCCGCTCGTCATGGCCACAGGCGCCGGCGGCGCGGCCCGCGGGGTCGATCAACCGATTCCTACACTCACCACGGGAGGGCACGGCGCCACGCCGCATTTCGCGGAGCCCATCATCCTGCACAAGATGAACAGCGCCGGCGGCCGCAGCGCCCGTAGCGTCGGCGAGCCGGTACCCACAGTGACAACGAACGGCGCGGGTTTTCTCGCCCAACCGATCATCACGCCGTACTACGGCGCCGGTAGCGGCCTCACCGGACAGAGCGCGAACGAACCGCTGCCCGCCCAAGGAACGAAGGATCGCTTCGCGCTCGCGACGCCGTTCCTCGCTGCGTATCACGGCGAAAGCCAGAGAATCAGTCAATCCGACGACCCGCTGCCCGCTCAGGACACGGCAAACCGCTTCGGCGTGGCCACGCCGTTCCTCGTCCCGAACTTCGGCGAGCGCCCCGGCCAGGCGCCGCGCACGCACTCGATCATGGAGCCCGCGCCAACGATCGCCGCGAGCGGTCACATCCAGCTCGCCGAGCCGTTCGTTGCGCACATCACGCATCACGACCGCTCGAATCGCGCCCGCGGCGTGTCGGAGCCGCTCCCGACCATTACCGGCGCGAATCGCGGAGAACTGGCGGTCGCTGCCCCAGCCCTGGGCGGCGAGTACTGCATAGACATTCTTTACAGGATGCTGCACTGGACCGAGCTCGCGCGCGCCACCTCGTTCGAGGACGAGGGCCGCCCGTACCGGTTCACCGGCACCGCGACCGAGATCACGAAGCAAATCGGCAACGCTGTCCCGATCCGCACAGGCACGGCACTTTGTGCAGCGATGCTGGAGGCCGCATGAACTGGCGCCCCATTTCAGAGCAGCCCGGCACGGCCGAGCCCATCACAGCCCTGATTGCCACACGCGAGCCGGATGAGGACGAAGACGCGTTCTATCTCGTCGGCATTTTCATGTGGCGCGGCGCAAAGTGGCTTCACGAAGACACCGGCTGCGAATTGGACGACGGCGACTACTGGTGGCTGCTTGAGTCCGAGTTGCTCGCGCCACTGCAAGCGAAAGTCGCGGCGTGAAGCAGACGAGCTTCTTCGACGGCGGCCGGCGGATGCAAATGACCGAGTCGATCGAGCTTACCGTCCAGTCGCTCGCGGCGTACGGGCCCGCGCATGCACACTGGGCCATCGCCTGGTCCGGCGGCAAGGATTCGAGCGCCACCCTGACGCTCGTCTGCCACCTTATAGCGAGCGGGCAGATCCAGCCGCCGAAGCGTCTGACGGTCTTTTACGCCGACACCCGCATGGAGCTGCCGCCGCTCGCCATCGCTGCGCTGCAAATCATGGACGAGTTGCGCCGCCGCGACATCAATGTTCGGGTCGTCACCGCAGCGCTCGATAAGCGCTTCCTCGTCTACATCCTGGGCCGTGGAGTGCCACCGCCGAACAACAACACGCTGCGCTGGTGCACGCGCCAGATCAAGGTCGAACCGATGCAGCAGGCGCTGGCGCACACGCTCGATACCTTCGGTGGATCGGCACTGATGATCACCGGAGTACGCCAGGGAGAGAGCGCCATTCGCGACCGCCGCATCGAAATGAGCTGCTCGAAGGACGGCGCGGAGTGCGGGCAAGGCTGGTATCAACAGGTGCTGCCCGAGGCGAAGGGCCTTCGTGGGCGCATCGCGACGCTCGCACCACTGCTGCACTGGCGGGTCTGCCACGTGTGGGACTGGCTGAACTTCTTTGCGCCGGACCCGGAATACGGCGACTGGCCCACCAGGCCGATCGCTGATGCCTACGGCGGCGATGAGGCGCAAGAGATCAACGCTCGCACTGGCTGCATCGGCTGCCCGCTCGCTCAGGAGGAGAAGGCGCTCGACACGATCCTTGAGAAGCCGTACTGGCGTTATCTGGACCCGTTGAGGCGGCTGAAGCCGCTGTACCGAGCACTGCGTGAGCCGCAGCGCCGGTTGCGCAAAGCGGGCGCCGAGACGCTGAAAGACGGTTCGATCGCAAAGAATCCTCAGCGCATGGGCCCGCTCACGTTCGAGGCGCGGCTGTGGGCGCTCGATCAGGTGCTGTGGGTCCAGCGCGACTGCAACGAGGCGGCGCGACTGCTTGACCATCCGCCGATCGACATCCTCAACGCAGAGGAAGAGGCGCGCATCCGCGAATTGATCGCGGCGAAGACCTGGCCGCAGGGCTGGGACGGCGACGAGCCCGGCGCCGACGAGCTGCTGGAGACGGTCTATCAGAACGGTGCGGTCCAGCCGCTGCTGTTCAAGGAGCCAGCGCCGTGAGCGACGACTGCCACGATCCGGCGCTTGACAACCCGTACGCGAGCGAAGACCTGACACGCGGGCCCGCCTGCAACGGCTGCAAGTACCTCTGGTATTCCGCACCACACGGGCAAGTCAGCGTCGACGGCAGCCGCCGTGCCCCGCACAACCGTTGCCGGTTCTTCGAGGCCGACATCCCGGTACACGCCGACCGCTACGGCACGATCCTGCGCGCCGACATCCCGCCGGGCTGCCCGACGCACAGCCAGAAGGCGTTGTTCGCCTGATGGACTACCGCGCCTTCCTCGAAGCCAAGATCAAGCTCGGCGAGCGCGCCGGGTTCGATGTCGATCCGGCCGAGATCAATCCGGCGCTGAAGCCCTTCACGCAAGAGGTCGTGCAATGGGCGGCTGCTGGCGGGCGCCGGGCGATCTTTGCCGCCTTCGGCCTGCACAAGACCGTGACGCAGATCGAGCTGATGCGCTTGATCGGCGTGCGACGCCCGGGCATCCGGCTCATCACTTTGCCGCTCGGCGTCCGCCAGGAGTTCTTCCGCGACGCAGAGCTGCACTTCGGGGGCGAGCATGCGGTGCGCCTCAAGTTCATCCGGCGCGCGGGCGAGGTGGACGACGAGCGCTCGATCTACCTCACGAACTACGAATCGGTGCGCGAGGGGATCCTCGATGTCGCCGCGCTCAGGCCCGTCGCGGTAAGCCTGGACGAGGCTTCTATCCTGCGCGGCTTCGGCGGCACCAAGACGTTTCGCGAGTCGATGGCGCTATTTGCCGGCGACGATCGGCGCGACCGCTCGCAGCGCGTCGAATCAGCCGGCGTGCCGTTCCGGTTCGTGGCCACGGCCACGCCCAGCCCGAACGAGTACATCGAGTTGCTCGCCTATGGCGCCTTCCTCGGCGTCATGGACGTCGGACAAGCGAAGACGCGGTTCTTCAAGCGGAACTCCGAGAAGGCCGACGCGTTGACGCTGCACCCGCATAAAATAGAAGAATTCTGGATGTGGGTCAGCAGCTGGGCCCTGTTCATCACCCGACCGAGCGACATCTGCCAATGCGACGCAAAGAACTCACAGGTCAGCGATTCGGGAAGCTCATCGTCGAAGGATGGCAGGACGGCGCCTGGCGCTGCCGATGCGACTGCGGCAATACCCGCCGATCTTTCTCAACCCATCTCCTCGAAGGCCGTAACACCAGTTGCGGATGCGCCCGCCCCAAGCACGGCGGAAAAGGAACCCGCGCCTTCTCCATCTGGCAGGGAATGCTCGACCGTTGCCGGCGCCGCGAGCACAAGAACTGGGCTGAATACGGCGGACGCGGCATCATCGTCTGCGAGCGCTGGAAGTCCTTCGAGAACTTCCTCGCCGACATGGGAGAGCCGCCACCAGGAGCAACCATCGAGCGACGTGACAACGACGGGCATTACTCGCCCGGAAACTGCCACTGGGCAACCCGAAAAGCCCAAGCCCGAAACACCCGACGATCCATCCTCATCACTCACGGCGACCGCACCCAATCGCTCGCCGCATGGGCCGAAGAGTTCGGCGCCAACTACTGGCTCCTCCACAGCCGCCACAAGCTCGGCTGGACTCCTGAACGGATGTTCGCTGACCTGCAGGTGCAACGAGGGGTACCAGCTACCGGCCCTTGATGTCATTTGGCATGAGATTCCTTCGGATCACCGTGCCGCCGGCGCAGAGAAGGATGGGCAAAACCGCCTCTTCAAGAACGCAGCGATAGGCGTCACCGAGGCCTCGCGCGAGAAGCGCGCAAGTCTGGCCGCCCGCGTGGCCAGGCTCCGGGAGATTGTCGCGGCCGGCGACGGCTCGCAATGGGTCCTCTGGTGCGACCTGAACGACGAGCAGGACTCCATTGGCGCCGCGCTCCAAGCGCTCAGCGTTTCGTACTCTTCGCTGTTCGGCAGCCAAGACATCGACGAGCGCGAGGCCTTGCTGGCGAAGTGGAAGGCCCGGGAGACACTCGCATTCCTGAGCAAGCCGATGATGTATGGCGCCGGCGTCAACATGCAGCAGGCGCACCAGATGGTCTTTGCCGGTATCGGGTTCAAGTTTCAGGATTTCCTGCAGGCGATCCACCGGATACAGCGGTTTGGCCAAGAGCACCCGTGCAAGGTGCATATCATCTACACCGAGGCCGAGCGCGAGGTGCGCCGCGAGCTCGAGCGCAAGTGGCAACAGCACACCGTGCTCGTGGCCAGGATGACCGAGATCATCCGCGAGTTCGGGCTTTCGAACGCCTCGATCGCGAACATGCTGGGCCGCACCATTGGCTGCGAGCGCATCGAGGCCTCCGGTGAGCGCTTCACCCTGGTGCACAACGATTGCGTGGAAGAGACGCAAGCCATGCCGGCGGCGAGCGTCGGCCTGATCGTCACCTCGATTCCGTTCTCGCATCAGTACGAGTACTCGCCCTCCTACAACGACTTCGGCCACACCGACGACAACGCGCACTTCTGGCGGCAGATGGACTTCCTGACGCCGCAACTGTTGCGCGTGCTGCAGCCCGGCCGGGTGTGCGCCATCCACGTGAAGGATCGGATCACCCCGGGCGGCATCAACGGATTTGGCTTCCAGACCGTGACCAGGATATCGGACGCCTGCGCCGATCACTTCGAAAAGCACGGCTTCGCGTTCCTCGGCCGCATCACGATCCCGATCGATGTCGTCCGGGAGAACAACCAGACCTATCGCCTCGGCTGGACCGAGCAATGCAAAGACGGCTCGCGCATGGGCAATGGCCTGCCCGAGTATGTGATGCTCTTTCGCAAGCCTCCCACCGATCGCTCCAACGGCTACGCCGATGTGCCGGTCGTGAAATCGAAGGACAAGTACACGCGGGCGCGCTGGCAGTTCGACGCGCACGGTTACTGGCGCTCGAGCGGTGACCGGCTGCTGGCACCGGAAGACCTGGACGGGCTGCCCCAGGCGGCGATTTTTAAGCTGTTCCGAAAATATTCCCTGGAGAACGTCTACGACTTCGAGCGGGACGTGGCCCTGGCCGAGCATGTAGACCGCTCCGGCTGGCTGCCGTCGACCTTCATGTTACTGCAACCGCAGTCCTGGCACCCGGACGTGTGGACCGATGTCACGCGCATGCGCACGCTCAACGCGGACCAGGCGGCCAAGGGCCGCGAGATGCACCTCTGCCCGCTGCAGTTCGACATCGTCGACAGGCTCGTCACGCGGTTCTCGATGGAGTCGGAGACGGTCTTCGACCCGTTCGCCGGGCTCGGAACGGTGCCCATGCGCGCGGTAAAGCTCGGCCGGCGAGGCCTCGGCTGCGAGCTCAATGCCGCCTACTGGCGTGATTCGATCATCTATTGCCGCGCCGCCGAGCGCGGGCTTGCCATGCCGACGCTGTTCGACCTGGACGCATTGGAGGAGGCGGCGTGAGCGATATCGACATCCAGCCCTGCCCGTTCTGCGGCGATGACGCGAAGAAGCGATCCGGAAGTGGAACGAAAGAAGCCCCACCCTGAACAACTGAAAGGTAAAACATGAACGCCACCGATACACCCCGCCTCATCGTTCCCGCCATCGGCGCCGCATGCGCCGGCGGCTTCTGCCTCGGCCACGTGTTCGTCGACGCGCTGCCCTACGCGATCATCGTTGCACCGAAAGCCGAAGGCCGGCAGGACGTCATCGCCTGGAACAAATCGCTCAAGCGCGTCGATGGTGCGCTCAGCTACTTCGACGGCTTGGCCAACACCCGCGCCATGGCCGCGGCCGGCAGCGAGCTCGCCAAGTGGGCGCAGGGCTTGCGCCTCGGCGGGTTCAACGACTGGCATATCCCCAGCCGCCAGGATCTGCTTGTGGTTCGCGGCAACGTAGCGGCGGCCGGCCCGCTCTTCGGGGACAACGGTGCCGAGGCCTTCGAGTCCAAGTGGTATTGGTCATCCACGCAGAACGAGTTCAACGACGACTACGCTTGGATCCAGCTCTTCGGCTACGGCGATCAGGACAGCCTCCGCAAGTCGACCGAGTACCGGGCCTTCGTCGTCCGCAGAGAACCCATTCGCTGATTTACCCATTCAACCATTCGCAGGGAGCTTTCATGGCCACGAAGAAGAAACCGACCAGCGCGACGCCGCACAAGATCACCCGCACCGTTCCGGCAAGAGCGGCCTCCATCGATCCGCCGCGCGTCGGCGAGCTCTGGCCCGGCCAGGGCGGGCGCTACCTCGGCGCGATCCGCGGCGAGCAGGGACAGCCGGACTATCACCTCGTGGGGCTCGATCACGAACTCAAAGGCGCGTGGGGACCTACCAGCAAGGTGCCCGGCGCGCTCAGTGACTACGACGGCCTCGCCAACACGCAGGCGATGGCCGCCGCGGGCAGCAAGCTCGCGAAGAAGGTGCTGGGGCTGAACCTCCACGGCCACCAGGACTACTACATCGCCGCGCGGCAGGAAGCGCGCCTCGGCTACGTCAACGGCAAAGGGCATTTCCCCGCCGCGTGGCATTGGACCTCTACGCAGTACGAGTTCCTCGACGGCTCCGCTTGGATCCAGAGCTTCGGCTACGGCGGTCAGAGCACCTACCGCAAGTCGAACGAGTGCCGGGCCTTCGTCGTCCGCAGAATTCCCATTCAGTAATTTAACCATTCAATAATTTTTTTCAGCATGGCCCTTCATTCCGAGCTTCCGCTGTACCGGGCGTGTTACGACCTGCTCGGCGTGGTGAGCGATGTCATCCGCAACATGCGGCGCGACATCAAGACCGCGCTGGGCGCCCGGATCCTCGACAGCTGCATCGCGCTCGATCTCCACCTGCGCCAGGCCAACATCGACCAGGACAAGGAGCCCGAGCTCGCGCGGCTGCTGGAGCGCCTGGAGGTGATCGAGTTGATCGCGCGCGTCTGCCGGGACAAAGGCTGGATACCGGCGAAGCACTACGCGGATATCGTCGAGCGCACCCAGTCGATCGGCCGGCAGACCAACGCCTGGCGCTCGCGAATGAAGGAACTCGGCAGCCCGCAGCAACGCCAGCTTTTCAATCGTCAAGGCGATTAAAACCGTGCGTATTTTCATCTGGTCGTGCCGCTGACTCGCATCATGGTCACCGACATGCGCACCGCGGATACCTTCGACCAGCCGGATCTGTTCGGCGGCCGAGACGCGTCCGGCGCAGTTACCCCGCTGATCGGCGCCGACACGGGCCTTCGGCGGGGCGACGTGGATAGCACGAATGGACGCAGAACGAGTTCAACGACGACTACGCTTGGATCCAGAACTTCGGCAACGGCAATCAGAACAACAACCACAAGTCGAACGAGTACCGGGCCTTCGTCGTCCGCAGGTGAAACCGCTGCCCGCCATGCTGATGTTTCCTTTGAGGAGTTGATCCAGGCCTACACCGACTGCCGCCGCGCCAAGCGCAACACCCGGGGCGCACTCACCTTCGAAATGCACCAGGAGCGCCACCTCTTCGCGCTGTACCAGGCGCTGCGCGACGGCAGCTACCGGCCCGGACGCTCGACGTGCTTCGTCATCACCCGCCCGAAGCCGCGCGAGGTGTGGGCCGCGCCCTTCACCGACCGCGTGGTGCATCACCTGCTCTACAACCGCATCGCGGACCGGTTTCACCGCAGCTTCATCGCGGACACCTGCGCCTGCATCCCGGGTCGCGGCACCCTGTACGCCGCCCAGCGCCTCGGGGCGAAGGTGCGCAGCGTCACCGAGAACTGGACCCGGCCAGCGTACTACCTGAAGCTGGACCTGGCCAATTTCTTCGTCTCGATCGACAAGCGCATCCTGCGCGAGTTGCTCGCCGCGCGCATCCCCGAGCCCTGGACGATGGCCCTGGCCGAGCAGATCCTCATGCACGACCCGCGCCCCGAGGTGGACATGCGCACGCCGCGCCACCTGCTGGAGCGCGTGCCGCCGCACAAGAGCCTATGGAACCAACCGGCGCACCTGGGGCTGCCGATCGGCAACTTGAGCTCGCAGTTTTTCGCGAACGTGTATCTGGATCCGCTGGACCAGTTCGTCAAGCACCAGGTGCGCGCGCGGCATTACGTGCGCTACGTCGATGACTTCATCCTGCTGCACGATTCGGCCCAGTGGCTGAACGCCGCGGCCGCGGCGATCGGCGCGTTCCTCGCGGAGCGGCTGCACGCGCGCCTCAACCCGGCCAAGACGATCCTGCAGCCAATCGCCCGCGGCATCGACTTCGTCGGCCATGTCATCAAGCCGCACCGCAGCACCATCCGCCGGCGGACGTTCAATGAGGCGCTGAGCCGGCTGCGGAACATGCCGGCCGAGGAGGTCTACGCGTCCGCCAACAGCTACCTCGGCATGCTGCGGCAGGCCTCGGCCAGCCATACCGACCGCACCCGCATCGCGCGGCTGGTACGCCAGCGCGGACATGCCGTCAATCGCACCTTCACCAAGACCTATCGCTAATGGGAGCCCTCACTATGCAGACTCAGAACAACACGGAAGCGCCGATCGAGCAGTGGGCCATCGTCGAGATCTTCGGCCACCAGCGCATCGCCGGCCGGATCAGCGAGCACACTATCGGCGGCTGCGCCTTTGTGCGCGTGGACGTGCCGCCGATCGAGCAGGCGAACGGCCAGGCGCCGATCCCCGGCTTCACCAAGCTCTACGGCAACGGCGCCATCTATGCGATCACGTTCGTCGATGAGATCACAGCGCGCAGTACCGCCGCGGGCCTGAAGCTGCAGCCGGTCGGGGTATGGGACCTGCGCGAAGCGCTCGAGGCCGTGGCGCCGGGCAAGTTGCAACAACTCGGCTACAGGCGCGTTGACAGCACTGTCGCCGGCGATACAGATCCCGACGATGAACGGCCCTACTGATCATGGCCGAGTCAAGCCCCATCGAATGGACCGACGCCACTTGGACACCGGTCCGCGCCCAGGTGAAGATGGACGCGTACGACATTGCGCGCGCTCATGGCTACACGTCGCTTGTCGACATCGCCGCGAAGATGGCCGGCCACGTCGGCCCGCACTGCGAACGGGTCTCCGACGCCTGCCGCAACTGCTACAGCGAGACGAACAACAGCCGCTGCCTGCCCAACAATGGCACCGGCCTGCCGTTCGACCGGCGCTCGCGCGACCTGGTGGACCTGTTCCTCGACGAGCGTATCCTCACGCATCCGCTGCGCTGGCGAGAACCACGACGCGTCTTCGTTTGCTCGCAGACGGACCTGTTCGGCGAGTGGGTGCCGGATGAGTTGATCCTCGACGTGTTCGACGTGATGCGCGAATGCCAGAACGGCTTCACGCGGCGGCTCGGCGGGGAGCGCGGCCGGCTGGTGGCCTCGCACACCTTCCAGATCCTCACCAAGCGCCCCGCCCGCATGCTCGACTTCTGCACGCGCCTGCGCTTCGCGCAGAACGACGGCCGCGGCCTGTATCTCGCCAGCCGCCTGCCGCACAATGGCTACAACCCCATGCAGGCGCTGACCCACGTCTGGCTCGGCGTAAGCGCGGAGAATCAACAGACGTTCGACGAGCGCGTCTCGCAGCTCGCCGAGGTGCCCGCGGCCGTGCGCTTCGTCAGCTGCGAACCGCTCCGCGACGAAATCGACTGCGGCAATGCGTTCGATGATCCGCCCGACGGCAGCGCGTACGGCCGCATTCATTGGGTGATCGCAGGGGGCGAGAGCGGCCCGAAGGCGCGGCCGGCGCATCCGGACTGGTTCCGCTCGCTGCGCGATCAGTGCCGGGTGTCGCGCGTGCCGTTTTTCTTTAAGCAGTGGGGCGAGTGGGTCAGTCAGAATGCTGGCCCCCAAGACATCCCATTAGGGGGTTGCAAGAG